ATTGCTTTTTTTGCATCGCCCTCACTACGAAAAGTGTCTAGTTTATCACCATCAATATAGGCGACAAAACCCTTCGAATCTTTTACAATCTCGACAGGGTACTTTCCCATCTTCTTCTTAAAAACGGGAGTATTTTTCGCCTCTCGTATTTCTTTAAATGATTTCATTAAAGATGTTCCCTTAGTAAGTCTATAGTTTATTTATAAGTTTTATTTATTTGAAATAGACTATTGTTCCAAAGAATCTTCAATCTCAGCAGTAATGTCGTCCCATTCCGAATCTTCTGAACTAATATCTTCATCTTCTTCTGGAATTACATCTTCTTCTGGAATTACATCTTCTTCTGCGTCAGCACCGTTGTATGTTATGTTAGCGATACGAATCTTTTCTGCTTCAAGGGAATCAAACACCTTGTCATTAATAAGATTTTCAAAATGTCCTTTCGCTTGAGAAAGGTTCTTTTGATGAATAGCATCAAGCATTGTCTCTACGTCACTACCGTGACCTTGCTCTTCGCCTTCATCGTGTTCATATTCGTTATCTTCAATCATTGCTGTTTCTCCTATAGTCATAATGATTTAGTCTTGTCGTACTTCTGGTGCTTTTTCTGAACGTCTAACTTCGATGTCCTTGCTATCTTCAGTATCCTTTTCTGCCTCTTTTTCAGAAGTTCCGATCGGATTAACTTCTGCGGGTTTAGGCACAACCACCGAATCATTGCCGTCTTCATGATCATCGGGGTCGACTTCTCCTGAGGCCACTTCTTTCTTCATTTGCTTATACATTTCTGCCGCCTCTTCATCATCGAATCGCATAATATTTTTCATTAACCATTCTTTAGAAAAGTATTCGCCAACATACTGTACCGATTGATCCATAAGACCCAAACGCTCACGCAAGACTTCAGCATCTTTCAACTCAGTGTAGTGGTTGTCTTTGTAATAGTCAATCCTGACTCGGTTGCTAAACTTTTCGTGCCAATCTACTTCAGTTATGATACCCTTGAGGATAAGTTGCTGACGCAAGATACCAGTAAAGAGTTTTGAGAACCGCATTCGCAGACGAGTGATAAACTTCTGAAACTTGATCTCTTCTCGCGTGATTTCGGTAGCACGACCAATAGAGTATGCTTGTTCTTGCTCAAGGCGAGATACAGGGACATTCAATGACTGGTAAACTTTTCGTTGAAAGTATTTGATGTCATCAATCTCACCTAGGTTTGAACCACCTGGAAGTGTGCTGACCTCAGTTCCTCGTCCACCTTCTCTTCGGGGTAACCAAAAATCATCTAGCATAGTCATATGCTTACGACTATCTTTCAGTTCACCAGTGTTGCCATCATAGACTAACTTGTTACGATAGCGAGTCATAAGACTGTTGAGATATTCTTCTGCTTTCGCTTTGGGAAGATTACCAGTATCGACGTAGAATATTCTACGCTCTGGTGCGCGAGCCATACGATAGATGATAAGAGAGTCTTCCATCATACGCAGTTGGTTTATTACTCGCAATGATTTTTGTAGATTAGATATTACTTTGGTTCGACTTTCATCCAGTAAACCTGAAGTTACATAACTTACTGAATCACTAGAAAGTTTGACACCACCAGTTTTTCCACCTTCAGTATCAGCATTTGAAATTCCACTCGCTCTTCCGTATGTACTACCAACCATAGTGTCGTTAAAAATGTAAAATTCATCAACATCGTCAATTAGTGTAACGCCATTATCGTTCGTTTTCTTCTTAACGTGTCGAACTTTGCGAATCTTTAGAGAGTCGATGAAACGAACCTCTTGAATACCTGCCTTCAGGTTATTCTTATCTACTACAAGGTGATGATAGAGTCTACCATCAACATACCAACAACGAAACATATCGTGTGCGCGTTCGTTGAAGTTCATTGTGTTTAGCAGTTTTTCAAACTCATCTGCCACTTTCTTTTTGATAGAAGCAGAGACATCAACCATATCAAGGTCAATATCAACAACAACATCATTTGTTTGGGGTACTACAATTGCTTCGTTGACAATCTCTTCAATTGCCATATCTACTTCGGGTTGCTGTGCTGCTTGCCGATACTTGCGAATTAAATCGTGTTGGTCTTTTACAGTGAGATCACCGTAAATGTCCATTGCCATACCATAGTGGTTTGCTCCAGAGGTTATATAACCAGCACCATCATCATCAGTAGGTGCTACTACGGATGCATTTTTAAGAGGTTCGGTGACCTTTTTGTCTTCCGCACTTCTCTTTATTTGAAATCCAAATAGTTTTACGCCATCAGCCATTTCTCAATCCTTCAATATAAAATAAAAACAGGAGGGGAGAAAACTCTCCCCTCCCATTTACTTATACCCTAAAATTACTGGGTTACATTATTCGTCCAGTAATCGTACTCAAAGGTCACTGTGAACTCTTCAATCGATGTTACTTGGTCATAATTTAACTCAATCTGTCCGATTGCGCTCGGAAACGCATTCTTGAGAAAGTAGGAAATCTGATTTGTTCCTACTTGATCCAATTGTTGAACTTCGATGTTTTGGGCATATGTGCCTGATCCAGTAGTGAGTGCTTCTTTTCCCTCATTACCCTCATGAGTGTTCATACCATTCATCCATTGTTCGAAAAAATTTCGAACACTGAAGTTGTTATCATTATATATCGTTACTTCCCAAGGTTCAAATGTGCGGTCTCCAGGTAATTTCACTAGTCGTCCTCGAAACGGTACTTCTACCACTCCGAGAGTTGAACCAGGAATTGCTGCTGACCGACACATGAGGGCTGTTAAGTCTGTATCCCCGCCCGTCACATATGGGGGAAATGCGAAAATAATGTTGAATAGGTTTGCTCTCGCGCCCCCCAACCTCATTTCTGAACGAAATTTATCTACTTTTAAAATTGCCATATATTACTCCTAAAATTGTATGCCGCGGCCGATAATTTCATCAAAATCTGCGCCAGTGCGTGTAGCAATGAAGTCGATAGTAATAAAGTTAATGCTTCGTGCTGGTTTGATGTACAATGCTGCTCGCATTTCATTGCGGTCAATGACTTCAGGTGTGTTGTTTGTGTCATCACACTGTACCCGAAAGTCAAATATTCCTCTTCGTGCCTGAATCTCTCGTAAGAGGGGTTCAACAACTGCAACGAATTCAGATCGTGTAAACTCATCGTTTATCTCAAACAAGAAGTTACGCGCAGCAAGAGCAACAGATTTCTCAATAGCAAGAAATAACCTACGAACTCCAATTCGGTCAAACGCTGAAGGACGAGAAAGTTTAGTCTTATCTCCCCACAACAAAGTTCCCCTGTTTGGATATGTCACGATTGGGTTAACATTCTTCTTGTACAATTCATCCCGTTGAGACCTAGTGGGACTGTATGCAAGGTTTGTTACGCCAACCAATTCTCCACGCTTTTCACCAGCAGGTGACCACCAAGGACCGTAGTTGAAGTCAGTGAATGCACACAAACCTGCGGTGGTAGAAGCAGCAGGAATATAGATGTACTGATCATTAAACTTATCATAGACTCGGAGATAGTTATTATCAACAGCAAGATATGATGAACTAGGGAACTCGTCAGTGGTCGCCAAAGTAGAATTTACGGGATCGGGATTATTGACAACTGCTGCTCGGTTAGGAGAAGTAAGTGCTAAACAATCCTTACGAATTTTACTAGCAATGCCAACCAAGTTAGTAACAACTGTCTTTTGCGCGGTTCCCGTGGTCATGCCTGGAGCAATCAATAGTTGCACATCGGTTGTGTCGGGGTCTTCAAATAAGTCGAAACCTATTTCGTAGTCTCCCTCATCTAATCCCATTCCTGTTCTGTTGCGGAGACCTTGATCCCCAGCACCAAAACCTCCATCTCTACCACCTTGTAGAGCAGTGGTATTGAAAGTAGGTGTCCAGTCCACTCCAAGCCTATAGTCTTTTCCAGTTCCATTTGCGGGGGGATTCTCATCCCAGTTGCTACCATCTGGTAATAATCCATCGTCCCAATTTTTAAACCATACATACTCCGAAGAAGTATTTACAACATTAGTGAAGTAGTTATCGCCCCCATCTGTAGTCTTTGCTGCTGGTGCAACCGAAACATACGCATATGTTTCTAAGACAGTTCCTTTAGTTCCACTGAAAAGTCCATCTGAATCGATGATAACAACATGAATCTCATCTGCTTTGTTCAGCGCATCAGAATCAGCAGTGAAGTCGGGTTGAGGTTGTTTAGACAACCATGCACTAGTGCCAGGAGCAGTATCAAACCTAGTCGCATATTTCCATGTTTTAAAATCACTATCGGTATTCTCTATACTATTTCCTTGAGCTTGTGCAAATATTGATATTGCAATTGAACCACCCATTTCGCCTGGATATTTTGCAGTAAAAGAATTAGTGATATCGGCATTCTGTTCTTCCCAATTTTCACGATTTTTGACGACAGTCCTAATACCAGAAGTCACAAACGGTACCGCATTGTTTGCGTTAAGTGCTGAGTCTCCAACTATGAGATTGGACCCAACTGGGATTGCTCGGTTTATGATAAGGTTTCCAGAATAACGCAAGAACTGATTTGCAGAGAAATAATCTACTGCGTGAAACTCATCCGGTGTTCCATAAGTTTCAGCTAATTCGCCTTCGTTTTGAATTCGAACCGGTAATGCTACTGGTCCCCATTTGAAATCACCTACGAATGCAGCAAGGGATGTTTCGACATTGGGTGCAACCCCAGTTAAATCGAATTCTCTTATCGCAATTCCAGGCGACAGTAACGGTGTTGTTAGTGCCATGTTGTGTTCCTCTTTTTCATTTTTTTATAAGAAGTTTTCATAATAAGGACGACACCCGTTATGGGGATGTTCAATGTATTTATTTATAACTTCTGCATTTTTAGTTATTTAGGCGTTAAAAAAACCTTCATCTTCTTGCTGCTGAAAAATGCTCCAAGGATCAAGTTTTTCTTCATAGGAATAGTCGTTTATTACTATATCATCATGAAAACCGAATGAAGGCACATCTGCTTCTATCTCTTCCATTCTCTGGTCAAACATCATCTTCTTAATATTGATATCAGTCATCTCTTGGAAGACTGGAGAGGTGACAAAGTATCCAAACATAACAAGGTTCATCATTAAGTCATCATGGTTTCCGTCTGTCGCCTCATAAGATTGACCTTTTACTTCAAAGGTGCTTATCTCCATGATGGTTTCCTCGTCCACCACCTCTAACTTATTTTCTTCTAGCAGGTCTTTTATTCCAGAGCAACCTAACCGCTTTGTTCTTCGGGTCATCTCAATACCAATGCCAGATGACTTGAGTGCAGAAGACATGTGGACATTTTCGTATTCAAGTTCTTGGTATAGACCGTGGCATACTAACTGTCCAGCATCGTTGGACTCAATGATAACATATGCTTCATTATAGACTTTCGCAAACTTATAGATAATAGTAGGGAAGAGTATTGGAGAAATTAAATTATTCCGATACACTGCGACCTGTTTAAACGGGCGTGAAGAAATATCGATTACGTTAAACGTACTAAAATCCTGACCTCGACCCTTCGCCACATCCACAGTTATAATGTACTGTGAATCTTTACGAGTCTCCTCGTAGATGAGCATATCCCCACCTTCCAGAATGGACGTTGGTCTACTTGCTTTCAACCCTAATAATGTTTGTGGGTTGATAAGAGTCTGTCCAGTTCCAAAGAAAGTGTTTCCAAATTCCTGTTCAAATTGTAACTCGGAAGTGTTAGCAATCGTCTGCTCTTTCCATGCTGCATCACGACCTGGAACGTCCCACCAGTCAACGCGGAATGGTTGATACTCACTAACACCTTGCTCCGCACCCTGCCAGATTTTATGGAACTGATTACCAATACCGTTTGCGGTAGAAGTAATAATAACTTTTGTATCAGTACCAGATGAAATTACTGGATAGGTTGAAGTGTAAAACTCCGTCCCTTTCTCAACGAATGCAAACTCGTCAAGAAACAATAGGTTGACAGAGTAACCACGAATAGAACTACTGCTTGTAGATTCTGCGAGTATCCTGCTGTTATTACTAAATTCTATGTTGCCTTTGTTTAGAGTCTTACACCCAGGTTGTAGATAGTAAGGAAGGTTCTCAAGCATCAGAGTGACCCTTGCAAGCATCTCTCTTGCCGTCTGTCCCCTGTTAGCAAGTATAGCAATGGTTTTCTCAGGGTGAAATAATGCGAACCATAGGAGGTATCCTACGGACGAAATAGACTTACCAGACTGTCGGCATGCAAGGACAACGTTGAAACGGTTATTGTTGAAGTGCTTGAACATTTTTTCCTGATATGGATACAGGTCAAAAGGAACAAGACCATCGTTCAAGTTGATAACTTTTAGGTGAGTTCGTGCAAAGTAAGCGGGGTCTGCCATGCACCTTGCATACTCAGCGACCTTCGCTTGTGTCCAATCCTCATCAATCCCGTCCTTCTTGACGTAAGGATTTCCGAGGTAGTGATTGTGTCCCGCTAAAAATGTAGTATCAATAATGGGGTCTACAACTGCGACCTCACTCACTATCGATTTCCCCATCGATGATGTCTACCTTATCGACTTCCTTTTGGTTGATGTCTTTCAGCATCCTTTGTAGGTCAGTAGTTGACCCAACAAAAAGATTGTTGGTA